ATAGTAAACACCTGCTTCTTTTACAACTGATACGCCAACATCCATCTTATAAAAGTAAAATAGGCGTGCGTTACCTATAGGACCTTCTTGTACTGTTGGTGTTTTAAATAGCCAAGTAGCCATTAGTCCTCCTTAGTGAACTTACTCCGTGACAGGGAGTCCCCCCCCTGCCACAGCGTCAATCAACTCTTATAGAGCGCCAATTGATGAGCCTGTTTCGATACGATACAGTGCTTCTTCGCGGTAGCGAGCAAAGCCAAGTACGCCGTACCAACCCATTGGGCGGAAGCGCATCAACTTGTCAACGACTGGTCCGATAACTGTGTGTGGCTCTTCTGCAACAGCCTGAGCCATTGCTTGCTTTCCACATACAATTGTAGAGTAAACGCGGGTTACTGGTGTAACAGTTAGAACTGTTGATACTGTAACTGCAGCAGAGTTAGCAACGTCAACAGTAAATGTTGTTGTTGAACCTGATGTTGAGATAGCAGTAATCTTCGCAGATGTTCCTACGCCTGTTCCTGAAATCTTATCGCCAACCTCAGCGCGTGTTGCAATAACAGAAGATGAAGCAACGCCGAATGTGAATGCGGCTGAAACTCCTGCTACTGTAACTGCTGTTGTCGCTAGTGTTGCCTGGTCTGCACCTGTCTTAGCAGAGTACAAACGTGGTGACTCTACGAAGAATGCGCCTTCGTACTGTCCAATTTCTCCAGCCCAGATGTTATCTGGTGAAGAGTAATTGTGTGGGTCGCGCCATCCTGCTGCGCCTGTCTCTGCACGAAGGTCGTGTGAAACTTCTGGGTGGATACCTGTCCAGTATAGTGAACCCTTGCGGTATGCAGCCTTGTTTGAACGCAACTTAGCAACTGCACGACGGATGTCTGCTGAATCTAGTGTTGCAGCAGCAGTGATTGTTGCTGTTGATGTAGCGGTTGAACCGCCGTAGATTACGTTGCTTCCACCGTTAAGTGTAGACATTGCAACCTTATCGATTGAGTCTGCAAGGTTGAAAGCGATTACGTTAGCAATTGCTGGGTCAACATCTGCAAGTGAGAATAGTTCCAAAGCACGTGTTACAAGAACAGAGTTACCGTACTCATTAAGAGTAATTGTAACTGTGTTAGGTGTTGACAATGCTACTGCATCTGGGTCAACAGTCTCTGTAAGTGTGTCTGTTACTGCGTTTAGGTCAACGTACTTCTGTAGAACTACTGTTGAACCTGGGATTGATTGCTGTGCTGGAGTCTTGTCTGCGACTGAACGAATTAGTGGTTCGGCGCGGAGAGCGAACTCAAGAAGACGGTCATACGCCTTCTGTACAAGACCTGCACCGCCGACTGTACCACCAAGAGTGGTAGAGCCTGTGGATGTGTATGCATTTGACATACGCGGTCACCTCCAAGTGACTATGAACGGATAAATTATTGTTGCGAGCGAAGAATTGCTAGTATGTCCTCTTCGGATGTTGCTTGGGACATTCTGTATTCAATATCGTTTGCTCGGTCTGGCGTCAAAGCATTCTGTGTAACCATATCCTGGTTGCGCAACGCTGCGCGGTCCATTTGGTTCACATCTGACTCTTCTGCAACCGTTAGTCCGAACAAGTCTGCATTATCATCAAGCCAGTTAGAAACTGACTCTTCGTTAATATCATCCAAGTCCTTCATTACTAAACGGGCTGCCTTAAGATTGACGCCCTTCTTTTCTAGTGTCGACTTGACAATTGCCTCACGCTGCGCCTTGGAGAAACCTTCAAGTTGTTCGGTAAGTTCCTTGATACGCTTCTCGTCTGCACGCTTGGCTTTACGCAACTTTTTAAGTAAGTCGCTTCCATCCAATGGTGCTTCTTCGATTGTATCTAGGTCATCGTCTTCGTCGTCCCAGTAGTTGTTGCTCATAGCAACGCCACCCTTCTATTCGTAGTTAGTTCGCAGGCCACAGGTTCCATTCGGGGAAATGGTCTGGCTCCTACTGTCGGTCTAATACACTGGTGGGGCCGATGGGTCCACTCAGGATTCTATTATATTACTCTATTTGCTCTGTTGCGTGATGCTAGGCTTCGTGAACCAAATGTTCCAGAAGTACCAGAGAAGCGTGCTGCTTCCTTTTCTGCTTCCAAACGAATGCGCTCTTGTTCCTTAACATCTTGTTGGAAAGTAGACTTGATAAGACTTTCTTGAGCAGTAACTGGTTTAACAGCCTGTCCTGTGCTAATTTCAGTCAACTTCTGTAGAGGGACTGCGCCCTTTGCGACTGTACCAAAGTTTGTAAGTGATGTACCATAGTCAAAACCTCTTGCAGCAATATCTGCAGCAAGTGTATTTTCAATAGTAATACCTTGTGACTTAGCAGCAGATAGTACGCTAACTTCTCTGATTTGCTTCTGTAGGTCATCTGCACCACGCTTGCCAAGAAGAAGTGCTTTAGCGATAGATGTTCTATCTATTCCTGGAGCAACTACTTGCAGGTCTTTCTTAAGGGCATCTGGTGCATTATCAATAGTCATGAAGACATCATTTACTAGGTTAAGTACTGCAGCAACCGACTTGCCCGTCCCTAGTACTTCGCCAAGAATCTCTTGAGTTGCTAAATCTCCTAAACCAACTTCACGTAGTTTATCACCAAGTGTTGATTCTGATTTGAAGAACTCTGCAATGGTTGGTACGTCAATTGCTTCACCTTGTGCAAGGCGGTCTTGAAGAGCAAATACACCAGCAAAACGCTTAGTAAATGGTTCTAGTTCTGGCTTATTACGTGCATCCTGTAAAGCAAGATTAAGCGACTCATCAATAGTTGAACCACTTTTGTAGTAACTAGATACAACTTTAAACAAAGCATTAGCCCATGGTTGTGACATTTCTTTTGCACCAAAGAACAATGCAAGGGTATTTTTAAAAGTATCTGGGGCAAGCGTTCTTTCGCTGCCAGTTTCCATGCCAGTTGCGCCTGGGTTTACAAGTGTGTTAGTCCAGCCTGCAACATTGTCCCAAGTCCAGTTACCAGCCTCTGTAGGCTTTGCTGGCATCTTGTAAGTCTTTGATACTGGGTCATACACGAATGCTGGAGGAGTGCCAATTGGACGTGCTGGCGTAGTGGTTTTTGTCCCAATAATAGCGGTAGTCTTGTCGCTATACGTAACAGTAAATGTACCATCACCATTGTCTACGCGAGAGATTTCTGTTTTACCAGTAGGTGTTGAAAACTTTTTGCTAATAACAGCAGCGCTTGGCTGAGTTACTTTTCCAGTTGCTGCATTAAAGTAATCACCAATACTACCACCATATTCATCAACAAATGACTGTGCTAATGCTTTAGCATTATCGTATGCTGCTTGTTGTTCAGGCGTTCTTGTTGTAGTTGATGCAGTTCCAGAAACTCCAGGCTTAAGTCCTGTGCCAGAAATAAGATTGCCCTGTGCATCATATGTGTTTCCATATGCTGTTGAGCGTTCAGTTGGAATCGGTGTTCCAATAGGAAATATTTCTTTGAAGGTTCCGACGCCACCTGCTTCGGTACGAACAAATTTAATTTGTGCTCCAGCGGCCTTACCTTCTTGTGTTAACTCAGGCTTTGGTTGCGCTTTATAGGCTTCAGTAATACGAGCATTTGCCTCTTGTCTAGTTTCCCCAGGCAATCTATTATCAATATTAGCACCCACTGATTTACCACCAGCAGCAACAACTTTTGCGGTAGCAGCATCAATCTGTGCCTGTGTCATTCCAATTATTGGCATTTAGACTCCAAATCCAAAGGCTCTTGCAAGCCCTGTTGCTGCATCACGTGCGTTCTCATTTGCTTCTTGTGTAAGGTCGTATTTAGGGTCATTCTTGGCCTTCATTAACAAGTCATAGTATGATGGCTGTTGTCCCTTGCCATCTGGACCTGCGTAGTTAAGATAAGACATTACGAATGGGTTATCCATCTTGACGGCCTTTGGGTCCATCTGCCATGTCTTTGCTAACATATTGATAACAGGAGAAGCAATATCGTATGTAGTTAAAGTTGGGTCTTTATCAAAACGGTCTGCAAACTGTGGGTATTCCTTCTTTGCAATCTGCTGTAGTTCTACATTGTAGTCTTCAATAGTCTTATTGCCCATTGCAATTTCTTTTGCTGCAATACGCATATCATTTTCGGTAACACCAAGAAGTTGGAACGCATCTACTAATCCACGAACCTTAGCAAAAGCATCAAGTGCCTTAGCACCTAATTTAGTTTGGTCTTTGAAGTCAATCTTTGAGTAGATAAAGTTCTTGGCAAAATCAGTAGGCTTAAAGAATGATGGGAACTCTTGACGAGCAACAGATTCAATAATCTTCTTCTGTGCCTCTGCAGTTGCACCAGGTTTAATTTGAGTACGAGCAGATGTTACAATCTTTTCAATTTGATTATTCTGCTCTGTCTCAAAAGCCTTCATAAAGGCGTTGATGTCATCTGAACTTAACTTTCCTACAAAGTCAGCCTCTTTCATTGCCGCTTCAAGAAGAGCCTTGGCTGAGTTAAATGTTAGTTTAGTAACAGATGTTTGAGATGAAGACTGGGCTGTGCTTGATGGGCCACCCTTACTAGTATCTTGTGCTAAAAGACTAAGAAGAAATGGTGCGACACTAGCCAAAGTAGAAGCATCTTGTGCATCCTGATTAGGCGTTGCAGAAGTTGCTTTATTGGTACCACTACCGCCGTCAATGTCAACGTTATCTGGAATGCCGTCTTTATCTCTGTCTGCCATTAGTTAACCGCCTTCAAACTGTCGTTGTCAAAGTAATTCTTAATCAGAGTTTCTAAGTTAGGGTCCCACTGCTTCACATACTGACCAACCCACTGGTTATATCCATCACGGATAATAGCCTTGCGTGGGTCATAGTCAGGTAGTGATTGATAGAACGTAACGAAGATACTTCGTGCCTGCATGAATAACTTAGTATCTTTCCAGAACTGGTTATTCTGTTGCTTGCCCATAAACTTAGGGTCTTGAGTAATAAGAGTCAATGCTCGAGCATACTTGTAAGATGTATCTCCACTAGCAGATAGTTGATATTCATCATACCATGCTTGGCTTTGATTCTTAAATGTAGTCTCTACTAGTTGCTCTAATGGAGCCTTTAATTCTGGGTGAGCACGTAGTGTCTTACCATCAGTAATCTTAGCCTCTAGTGCATCACGAACCAGGTTGTACTGGTCCCATGTACGCTGCTTCATGCGCTCACGCTCAACTTCTTGAGGTGTTAACTTAAAGTCATTGATGTTCTTACTTGTACCTGGAAGTTTAAGATTAGGATTACTTAGAATAGAAAGAATGTTGGCTGACTGCTCTTCTGGGCTTCTACTGAGGTCAGCAGTTAATAGGCTTACTAATCCAATATCGCCTTTTTCAATTGCAGCAAGTTTTCCAACTAAATCATCATTATCTTCAAATACACGCTGGTATGCTTCATATGTTGCTGGAATACTTATGTTCTTTGAAGAACCAGTAAAAGTAATACGGTCAAGCATGAACTTGGGACCCATAATAGCAAGCATTTCATCACCTGCTGCATCACGTGCCTGCTGTGTCCCATAACCCATCTTATTGTACTTTTCAAGCAACTTGTAGTACAAGTTAGTTGACATACGCATAGGGTTGGTTTCTACTTTAAAAGGTACACCAGTAACAGAAGCAAAGCCTGAAATAAACTTTTCAGCCCATAGAGCCTTTACTTCTCTTTCAATCTCTGCATCTGACGGGAACTTATCTGTAACGCCCATCTCTACCAACATCTTGTGGTAGTTGTAGACTGAGCGCCATGATGCTAGGTAGTCTGCCTTACCTGGGTTACCAGTTGCAGCATTCCATAGCGAGTTAGCCCATGGTGGAGTCAACTGCTTAGTTAAAGATGTTGGCGCTCCATAAGGAAAGACAATATCAAAATAATTAGTTCCATTAACAGTCAACGCTTCTTTGATGCCTTCTTCGGTACCAGGAAAGTTCTGCATTAGTTTACCAACAGACAGTGCTGTAATAAATGATGGAGATGGTTGGTTAAGTAAGAATCCAAGGGACTTTGCATTCAATGCAAGACCTTCATCCATATATCCAAGACCCATTTCTTTGGTTCCTGGAAGGATTAGGTGCGTCATATCTGCTAGATTTTGAGTTGGGTTACCATTCTCATCCACACCAAAGTTCTGAAATACTCGTCCGTAGTTATATGCAAACTGTGTAGCGCGAACAGGGTTCTTTGCTGCAAGTCGACCATAACGGTAGAAAGCATTAACTGTTGCTGTTGGGAATGCTACAGCAAAGCGTGCATTGTGTAACAAGCGGTTTTCGCGTCGTACTGTATAAACAGTCTTTTCAAGTTCTTGAATTGCCTCACGGCCAGAAGACTGGCGAAGTGCATTCCAACGTGCAGGTGTCATTTCGATACCTTGTTGAATCATGTACTCTGCTTTGCGGGCCATTGCATCTAATGCAACGTTATCAAAGAACGCATTACGGATAGGGTTTTCAGCACTAGCCATCTTACGGAAAATTGTTGCACTAAAGTTGTTAACAGCGTTACTCAACTCAGCATATCTACCAACACCTAAGTTGGCTGAACCGTAGTTATAGTTACTTGGTACAATATCGTAGAGTTCATCTACATAAGGCGCAAGCCACTTCTGTAGTTCTTGTCCTGTTACTTCTCGTTGAAGTATGGCTGCACGTGCCTCAAATGATGGGAATGTGCGATTAACCAATGCAATTTTATCTGCAAGGTATGAATTAAACTCTTTAGGGTCAAATATATCAAATGAACGCAAGTAAGAGAGACCTGCACTGCTATTTGCCCAACGCTGTAATTCACCAATTGGTGTGTTACCTAAGATTAAATCAATAAGTGGGTCTCCGCGCATTACACGGTTAGCAATGTATTCTAACTCACCAAAGTATAGTGGGTCTGATACACGTACTACATCTAATGGAATCTTACGCTCAATAAGAGACTTACGAGTTCCCACAGATAGTTCACCTAAGAAATTAATATCGGCTGTACGTGCGTTACTAATTTCAGCACGCATTGCTGCGCTAAAGTTTTTATCTCCAGTTACAAATGAATCAATTGCCATATACTGACCATTAACCATACGATACTGTGATTCTCTAGAATAGTAACGCTTCTTAAACTTCTCTGTCTTGCCAAAAACATCTGCTTGTTGCTTAAGCGTTGCACCTAGTTCGTTAAGAATATTGTCGATATTCTGATATGCTGCGGCAACTGCGTTGTCAGCATCAACAATAACCTGCTTGTTACTAGCCATCTTATTGATGACGTTCCTGTAATTAGCAATAGCAGCCTTTGCTGCTGCAATCTCTGTCTTCTTGCTTGAAGCAGTTGATTTAGATTCTAAGAATGCAATGCGACGCTCTAGTGTTGTAACACCTGGAATTGCTTCTTTGACACCCAATGGAACTACAGCAGAGCGTAGGTCTAGTTCAATCTCATCTAGAATAGATGATGCTGACTTAAGTGCTTCGCGTGCTGCGTCTAAATGCTGTGCTTTGGTTGCAGGAGATGTATTACCAGATAGCAAGTCTTCCAGTGAAGCCTGTGCATTATCCTTAATGGCTGCTGCGCGAGCATACATTTGCTTCTTATCAAGAACTGCTTTATTGACAGCAATACGTTCTTTGCGATTTGCAGTCTTTGATATCTTGCCCATAGCAAAATTGCCTAGGTTACGCAGGGCATTGGTTCCGATGTTTGCAGCATCTTGCCATAAAAATTCCATACCTTGTGCAATAGTTGCACTTACGATAGGCTCACCGAGTGACTGCTTAACAATGTACATAGGGCGTACAAGTACGTCAAATGTCCACAGACGGTTAAGGTCGCGGAATACTTGCTGACCAATATTTGCTGTTGCACGTGCTCCAGCCTTTAAACCACTCTTTTCGGTGGTTGCGATAAACTGACCTTCAATTGCATCCCAAGGTGTGAAGCGATATGATTCAGTCATCTGACGAACAGTCTGTGGGTCTACTAGAATCTGGCTACCATCATGACCAATGCCAAAGCCATTTTGCTTTACTGATTCAATACCACGGTTTACATTACCACGGAATGAACGGATGTGTGCTGAAATCTCACGCTCATCATAGATACCAGCCTTGTATGCAAGCATACGGCCAATTGATTCATCAATACTATCAAGAACTTCTACTTCATTCTTTCCAAGGGCGTTCATATAACGTGATTCAAACTCACGACGGACATCTGCTACCTTTGCATTTACCCCTGGAGCAATTTCAATTTCATCTGCTCCATCACGGAATATCTTAAGGTTATTAAGGAAAGCATTAAGTTCTACGCGACCATCAAGTGGGCGTACACCAGAGAATGTAACAAAACCTAGAGGCTTGTACTCTGATTGGCGTGTACCAAACTTTACTAGACGTACACTTGCACGACCAAAACCTTTACCAATCTTAGTCTCAAATATATCAGCAAACTTGTCAAACTCGCGGTATGCAGCAACTGACTTAAATTCACGTACCTTTGCACCTGCACGAATTGCTGCAGACTTACCAATGATTGGTTCCATTGGATTAAATAACTTACCGCCAGGAGTTAGGCTATAGTCAGGGTCAAAGAATGCATCACGAATCTTTATAAATTGTGGCTCATTAGCAATAGCAGCATCAAATGCAGACTTTAGGCGTGGTACTGCTGCACCTTCTGGAATGTATGTCTGTCCAGTTTGCAAGAACTTGTTCTGCAACTGAGATGATGTATTTGATAAATCAAATAACTTATCTGGTGAAGTAGCAGCAAGACGCTCTAATGCAGCAATATTACCCTTATCTGCAAGAAGCAAATCTTTAACTACATCAGCATCGGTTGTTTCATGAATAAGAGGAATAAGTTTTTCGTTAGTACTATACTTAGAAACAAGGTTGGTAATAGTTCCCCAGTCCTTGCTTTCTGCTAGTACAACTGCATGGTTGCCTGATACGGTCTGAGAACCCATAGCACCATTAGTTTTAGCATACTGAATACCATTGTTCATATCCGCTGCCAATTGGTCTACAGTCTTATTCTTAGTGTAAAGACCAGCCTTACCAAATCCTACTTTACCACCAGCAACTGCAACTCGTCCTACACCACCAAGTACGGCGTTACCAACTGCAAAGTCAGTAAGACCAGTAAACCAGCGACCTACTGCGTTATCTACAAAGTTCTGCTTAAGACTTTGGTCATTCCACAAATCAATCTTATTAACATCTAGTCCACCCATAGGTAGAACCATTGCCGCTAAACCGCTAATAGGTGTCATGTCCGATAATGTAAGTGCTTGACCTACGGACACCTTAGAACTACGATTATACGCAGCCTTTACATCGTCAAACTGGAAGCCTTCTTCATATTGACCCTTCTTATAAAGGGGAGACTGAAAGTCTGTGAGAAGCGCAGCAGTTGATACTGGACGAAAAATATATGGAGAAAGAACTTCTTGATTGAGAGTAACAGCACCTTGGAGTAACTTATCTCCAACACCCTTAACTACTTTTTTGCCAACACCAAATCCAGGAACATTACTTAATCCTGTATCAATGCCACGTAGGGCATCCTTTACGGTATTGTGAAGAGTCTCTTCTTTTGCACGTTCTTCATCGCTAAGGTAGTTTCCACCACCAGTAAGTCTCTTAAGAGCCGTAGGTATTGCAGCAATAGAGGTTGTGAAATCATTCCACCAAGCCATTGCTACCTCCTAGAAATCTCGTTTAATATAATTATATTCTCGTCCGCCTTTGACGTCTTCTCCAGTAACACCCATAATGAAAGCATCGCGGTCATCTATTGACTTCCAAGGTATTAAAGCAAGTTCAAATACTATTCCTGCATTCTGATAACCAAGTGAAGTTGCAAACTTGTCTACGTTATCAAAGAAACTGCCAGGCATGAATGTTACATCTGCCATTATTGTGCCATTAAAAAGTTAACGAAACGCTTAAATGAATCTGGAGCATCTTTAGACTGTGCAGCAATTACCAAGTCTGGTAGATATTGCTTTGCAATCATAGCATTCTCATCTGGACGAGTGTTATTCTGCATATTCTTAGGCAACGCCTCTGAACCTGCACCACGGAAACCATCTACGCCTGTAGTCATTGGTTCCATTGGGTTGGTATCTGGGTCAAATAGTGTGCCAAGTTCTGGGAAATTCATACCACCGTATGGTGCCTCTGGTGCTCTATCATCTGCTGCTTTAACAGATTTAACTGCTTGATTACCTGTCACACGGTCTTGGTTGATTGCTTTATTCTGGCCATAAGCAAAGCCTGTATAGTCACCGCTTTGTCCAGCCCCACCTACGCCAGAGACATTAGCAGGATTATACTGGGGTCCTCCATTTGGTCCACCACTTACCATGATTGCCTCCTACTTAAATTGTTTAAATGTATAAATTGGTTCAGAGCACATATTATCGTATCGAATTGCAATAGCAATTGCTTTACGAATCATTGTCTCTGCTTGATTAACTGTCTTTACTTTTTCCACACCCAACGCTGCCAATGCACCGAGGGCAACATCTCCACCGCTACCCATAACGTATACATTACGAACATCGGTATCCCAAGAATAATCATCAGAAATCGAGAAAACTTGCCCTTTGATTGAGATAAGGAACCCGCCTTCGTTCTGCGCAACATCGCCGTCCTCTTTCATATCAATACCTGCATCTACAAAGTTCTTGCGCATTTGCGGTATGAACTTTTGCGTCATGTAAGTATTTAAATCTTCTTTTAATGTTGCCTTAGGTTGTATATAACCATAATGTAGCACATTACTTGCGCGAGAAGAACCACAACCAGCAATCAATACACCATTGTTTTCTACAATCTTTGGTGTCTTGCTTACTTGAAAGCGTCCATGCTCGTCACTAAGACGAGAATCACACCCTAATACCGACCATCCGTCACCCTGTATCGCTACTAGCGTAGTCATTTTATCCCCTAGTTGTTACTCGTCCCGATGCCTTGCCACTACCACTGAGGGTAGATAAAATTGTTTGGATATCTGGTGCTGGTGCCGCTGGCGCCATACCCATTCCTGCTTCTGGTGGAAGGCCTCCTGCTGGAGCCGCGCCTGGAACAGGGGACGGCTGCTCAACAGGGGAAGGTGCAGCCCCAACAGGAGGAACTGGTTGCTCTGGAGCAAACGCTTCTGCAACGGCATCTTCAAGAGTTGTACCCTTTTGACGTGCAGTAATTACTCCCGCAATCTTAGTTACAATAGATGCTGGGTCTCCACCTGATGTAGCCATTGCTGGGATAGCCTGAGCCATCGCAGTAATACCACCAAGAAGTGATGCACGCATACTTTCAATTTCAATCTTTTCAAGTTCTTGTGTGACGTTTACCGTAAATGGTAGTTCACGCATAGCCATATCCTTAGAGATAAGACCGCCACCTAGAGCCTGTAACATAAAGATAAGTCCCTGTGCTGGGTTAAGACCAGCAAGCATACCATAACGAACATCAGCAGAGAAATCTCCCTTGATGTCTCTTGATGGCTTGTATGTAATCTCGTATGGAGAACCAGAATCTACACCACGAATGGTCTTCTCTTCTGGATACATCTTCTCATCAATTTCAAAACACATGCTGATTACATCACGTAGTGATGAAGCAAAGATTGCCTGTGCTGACTTGACCTGTGTATCAAATGCACCCATGAGTGCTTGTACGCCTTGGCCAGTAACGATGCTTGCATCGATGTTACCAGAACGTCCTTCTGGATAACGAGTACCTGCACGAAGTTCTTGATTAAGAAGTTGTGATTCTGTGAATGCGCCTTGTGGAATGTTTAATTCGACACGACGAACGCCAGCAGGGTTGGCGGTACGGATAACCGCATCGCCACCCAACTGGAGTTCTTGTACGTCTTGAGGTAATACAATTGGTGCTTGAACACTTTTCTCTGCTGCTTCCATTGCCAATAAGGCGAAACGGTTGCGGAGAAGT